TGGTGGAGCAATAACGGGAGTTCGGCCGCGAACACGGCCCCCAGCGGTTCGATCACGTCCCCCGTTCGATCGGGCGTCGGCGTCGTGGCGACGCCGCGGATCAGTCGACGGGCAACGTCGACACTTTTGATCGTGAGAACCGAATAGGCGCGGTGAAGCATCGCGGGTGATCGGCACAATGCCGAACACCCGGATCGGAAGTCGATTTATGGCATCACAAATCCCGCGGCGGGGGTTCGCTGAGGACCTTTCGCAACCCGCGCCGGATCTGATCTTGGATCGACTCGCGATCCGATCGCGCTTTGGCGCGGGCGTGATCCACGGGCGACAGGCGGACGGCGACGACGGGCGATTTACCCGTCGAGAGACGATCGATCGAGGGACGGCCGCGTTTGGGAATAAAACTCATCGTGAACCCCCAAAAATCATGATCGGGTACCCGGGTGTCGGAGTGGTTTTGTTACGGTCCATGCGATCGATCGCCATGATCAACGCGACCACGGCATCGATCCGATCGGTGGATTTATTTTTCGACGGTTTCAAATTCCCCGCGGGGTCCGCGTCGACGGAGACATTCGACACGTTCCACCGCAAGATCGGATCGCCGTCGTGGCGCAACGATCGCGACAGGATTTTTTTCTCTAGTGATTTCGTCGGCGCGGATAAGGTGACGAACCCTTGTCGCATGGGCACACAGGTAAACCCGTCCTGATCCTGTAACCGCGTGACTAGGTCCATCGCATTCCAGGGATCAAACGCGATTTCGCGGACGTCGAATTGCCGATCCCAGTCCTGTAGACATGCGCGGACCACTTCGTAATCGACAACGTTGCCAGGGGTGGCGGTGATTATGCCATCGCGGGCCCACTGATCATAGGGCACCCGATCGCGGGTTACGCGTTCCTTAATCGACTCTTGCGGAATGAAACACCGCGCCAGGACGTCGCACCCGCCGCCGTCGTCGTCGGGGAACACCGCGACTAGGGCGGTAAGGTCCTTGGTCGACGATAGATCCATGCCGACGAAACACCGACGGCCCGCCAGGACCCGCGGCGTCGCGTCGCGGCAGGCGTCCCACGCGGTTAAATGGATCCACCGCGCCGCTTGTTCCGTCCACTGATTTAAGTACAACCGGCGAAACGTGTTTTCCTGGGCGGGGATTTCCTGGGCGCGGCGACACGCGATCCGCATTTCTTCGAGACTGCGAAAGTCCCCCAACGCGGGGTTGGCCGCGGCCCATATTTTTTCGTCGGTCCAGTCCGCGCCGATCGGTGCTTCGAAAATGATCGGTAGAAACGCGGGATCGATCGCGGGGTTTTCGCGGACCTTTAACGCGTGGGCGTACAGTTCCCATAAGATCGAATGGCGATCGTACCCCGCGGTCGAAATTGCCATCATGATCGGTTGTGCGCGGGCCCCTTGCGACGTTGACAACACGTCCCATAGTTCGCGACTCGGGGCCGCGTGGAGTTCGTCGTAAATCACCACCGACGCGTTAAACCCGTGTTTGGAATACGCTTCGGCCGAAATGGCGCGGTAGAAACTCCCCGTCTTACGAAACACGATCCGCTTATGCGAGTCGACGATTTCCACGATCGAATCCAAGTGGGGATCGTTGCGGATCATTTGCGCGGCGACATTAAAGGTTAACGACGCCTGATCCTTGTCGGCCGCGGCCGAATAGACTTCCGCGCCGACTTCCCCGTCGGATAAGAGGAAATACAACGCCAGGGCCGCGGCTAGTTCGGTCTTGCCGTTTTTCCGCGGCAGCATCAACAACACTTGCCGGATCACGCGGCGACCGTCGGGCCCCGTGCGAAACATGGGGCGGATGATTTTTGTGATTTGCCAGGGGCGCAAGTCGAACGTTTGCCCCGCAAAGGGCCCTTTGGTATGGGTGAGACGGTTGATAAACGCGATCGCTTTATCCGCCGCCGTCGACGATCGGGGCATAGGGTCACCCCGACGGTTTGCGCGACGGCGGCGGCGGGGCCAACAACACTAGGGGACAATGCGCCGCGTGTAAATCGCTGAGGGCGATCACGTCGATCGTTCCGATGTCGGGATCGTGTTCGATTAGGCGCGGCGGCGGATCGTGGTGCAACGCGATCGGAACGCGGATCGGTAACGCGGTCGCCCAGGTCACGATCGCGTGACACGTCGGGCACCGGCCCGTATATCGCGAGTCGGCCACGATCCGGATCGCTTGCCCGGGCCCTGGGCCGCGGCGTTTTAGGTGTCGACGATACGCGGCGGTACGTGGCATGGCGGGCCCTTTACACGGTGAGAAGTCGATCGGTGTCGGGCGACGTTGACAACACCGCGGGCGATCCGTCGTCGGTCCACCCGCACCGCGATCCGTCGTCGGTCCACACGAACCGCCGATCGTCGACGGTCGCGATGATCGCGCCGTCGATCCGCCGATAGGTGATCCCGTCGAGGGTCCAGACGGTCCAGGACGACGGGACCGCGATCGAGCGCGACGAACCGAACACACGGATCACGGTTCTCATTTGTTGTGCAAGCGGCGGCGGACGATCGGCCATAGGAACACCAACGCCGCCATATTGAAGATCGACAGAAATAGGGCCGACGCCGACGGGCCGCGGTGAATCAGTAGGTACGTGTTTAACGTCAACGCGGCGAGGTTGATCGCAAAGGAAATAAACACCATGTGCGAGTGCTCCGGGTTAGGGCCGTTTCGCGGTGAAGATCAATACGACGATCGCCATAAACACCAGGGCGACAAGGACGGCGATCACGCCGACACCGCGGGCGGCGGCGGATCGGGCACCGCGACGAATTGACAGATCCGCGAACACCGATCGCGGGTTTCCCGTTCGAAGCGGGCGACCGCGGCCGTCGTCGTTTCGCCGTTACGGACCCACGGGCGGGACGCGCCGTGTTGTTGACACCGCGCACAGGACCAGAGGCAACGCGTTATCGTGTCGGCCATGATTCACACCCCCACTAACAACCGCGGCGGCGTCGGGATCGACACGCCCGGGGTTGTGGGTCGCCAGAGATGCAAACAAAACGGGTGACAGTTCACGTACTCCGACGCGGCGGGGTGTAACTGCATAACGACATCGTCGGGATCCCAAAAGAGATTTTTTACAAAAACCATTTCGTCCCAATTCGGGCACCGCCCCCGCGTCGACACGCTGACGTGTTCCCACCCGTCGCCGTTCGAAAACATGATCGTTAATATGCGGAACGGGCCGCGCACCATTGCGACCCCGTTTTGATCGTCGAGGTTCCGCACCCCGATCACGTCGGAATTTCCGCGTAAATAAAAACTCATTGCAACAACCCGTCCCATTTGTCTTTTGCGGGATCACTGTGCGGCGGCGTGACTTTTAATCGCGTACGCCCGCTTGGGGTCAATCCGAGTTCGACCCACAGTTTTTGACAGTGGGCCAACGCCTTATCCGCGATCGTGATCAGGGGCGACACCCGCGGCCCGTTTTCGGTGTCGATCACCATGCCGTCGGTTTGGATCTGTTGATGCGCGGTGAGATACCGTGACCACTGTTGGCACAACGCGATCAACGCCGATCGTTCCGCTTCGGTCACGACGCCGATCCGTCGCAGTAGCGGAACGATCCGCGACCATTCCGCGGCGGCGGCGGTGTCCGCGAGGACTTCGGGCGGCGGAACGTCGAACGAATCGGGCGCGGGCGGCGGCGTCGGTTCGTACGGATTCAACCGATCGCGACGGGTGACGCCGCGCAATTTTTGGATCGCCGTCGGCGCGGGCCGCGGTCCTGAATTTTTATTGCCCATGTGTCGCCCCTGTGACTGCCATTTCTGCTATTCCTGTCACCCTTAGTAAAAGCCTTTAAACCGGCCCGAAACCGCCGCGATTTCCCGTCAAATGTCGTGTGTTGCCGCAAGGCGGTTCGGACGTTGGCCCGACGAAAACATTTTCTAACCCCCCCCGTGTTTTTTTTGGTGGCAGGTACGGCAAAGGGGTTGAAGGTTTGCGGGATCGAGTCGTAACGGATCGTCGAGTCCGCGAAACGGTCGAACGTGATCGCAGTCGGTAGCCAGGGTAACGACGCCGATCAATTGACAGGCGCGGCAAAGCTGATTCGTAGG